ATGAATAAATATGAATATATTATAATAGGATTTGGAAAAGGTGGGAAAACACTTGCTAATTACTTAGGGAAACTAGGTAAAAAGGTTGCTATAATAGAAAAATCAGATAAGATGTATGGTGGAACATGTATAAATGTTGGATGTATTCCTACAAAAACTTTAGTACATAAAGCAAAAGTGTCCTTATATAAAGGGTTAAATACCTTTGAAGAAAAGACAAGAGAGTATAGAAAAGCTATAGAAGAAAAAAATTCTTTAATAGAAGCTTTAAGAAATAAAAATTATAATATGCTAAATAATAATGAAAATGTAGATGTATTTAACGGAACTGCTTAATTTACAAATCTGATAACAGAGGTTAAATAAATTCAACCTCTATAGATTTTGTATTAGGTTCATAATAAATACTTTCAAAAATTAATTTTAATCTTAGTCGTTTTTCTTCTAAAGTCTTACATTCAGCAAAGTTAGAAATGTTATTATAAATAATATCAGGTGTACTTTGATTGAGTTTTTGCTCTAATTTGTTAAATTTATTTTCCTCTATGTTTATTTTAATTTCTGAAATTTCTCTTGAAAGCTTTTCTATTTTATCAGTTATAAATTTAGTTGCAGGATTAGAATTATCTATTAGGGCTAGCTTTTCAACTAAATTCATTATAGACTTTTCATTTCTCTTTAGCTTAGCTTCAAGTTCTAATGTGTTATCCTCATAAACTTTTTCTGAGTTACAAAAGAAACTGTCAAAGTAGTCTTTAGAGTATAATTTTATTATCAGATCTTCAATTAAATTTTCTAACTCAATAGCATTTACATATTTACGATTTTCACAAGTCTTTGGATTATTAGCACCTCTTTTAAGTCTAGTAGAGCAAGTATAATAAGAATTTCCCCTAACATTAGCTAAGACATAATTAGCTTTGCAATATGGACATTTTAATACACCAGTAAGCCAATAACACTTACTTGTTTTAGTTAGAGCCTTACTCTTTATGTTATCTAGTTTAGTATTTACTTTTAACCATTCAATAGGGTCAATAATCGCTTTATGCTTACTTACAATTGCACAAGGTTCTTTTGAACTAACACCATATGTTAGATAGCCATGTAAATTATCTTCTTTTCCAACCACTTCAAATCCTTTCTTTTCTAAATAATCGGATACATCTTTAGATGACTTTACATAAACAGGACTTCTTAACATATTTCTTACAGCTATTGCACTACCTAAACCGTATGAGCCGTAATTTTCTTTTTGCATTTTAGACAACTTGTGCATACTATAACCTTTCAAAAAGTTTTCAAATGTAAATTTTATAAAATCTTCATTTTCTAATTTAAGATATTTTTTACCATCTTCTTTTTCTTCTACAGTATAACCTCTTTTTATTATTCCACCAGTCCAACAACCTTTTTTAGCAAGAGAGATCATGTTGTCTTTAACTCTTTGAGCTATATTCATTCTTTCCATGTCAGCAAATCCAGCTAACATAACCATCATCATTTTACCTATTGGAGTAGTTGGGTCGAATCCTTCTGTAATAGATATTAATTTAATTTCTAATTTTTCAAGCTCGTTATAGATATTCATAAAGTCAACTATATTTCTAGCTAATCTATCAATTTTATAAACGGCTACTGCATCGAATGATTTAATACTACATAATTTCATAAGTCTTTTAAATGCTGGTCTATCTGTATTCTTACCACTAAATCCTTCATCTTCAAATATTTCAAATTCACAATCTTTAAATTGCCTAGTAAAGTAAGCTTTGCACATATTAATTTGTGTTTCTATACTTTCACTATTTTCTACATATACTGATTTTCTACTATAAATGGCTATTCTTTTCATATTATCACCTCGTATGCTATCAAAATTTAAAGAATATATAAACTTTAAATATTAAAAGCACTAGATATTAATTTATCTAATATTTTTAATATTTAAGTTTTCATTTGGAAAAGGATAAACTTCTTCACCATAAAAATTGAGTAGTTTTAATGGTTCAAAGCGTAATAAATAATCGTTTCCAACAAAATATACACCATATTTACGCTTATAAAACTCAATCGCTTCATAAAAAAAGCTTTCAGTAATATTAAAATATTCTGTTACTCCTTCTATAGAATTAATACCTATTGATAACGCTTCTATCAAGTTATTAATAGGTATTAAGTTTTCATAAGACCATTTTCTGGCCAACAATTCTTGTTTAACATCTTTTACATCTTGCAATTTTGTTATATTACCAACTGTTAGTTTATAATGTCCTAATTCTTCTGCTAGCAAACAATATTTTTCTTCTGTAGTAGTATTTTTATTTATATATATTATGTTTCCTTTACATTTAGCACAGGGTTTATTACTTTTACAATCAACTTCAACTACAAGAACTCCTTCATTTTCTGCTTTTATTAATAATTTTTCATATTTGTTCATTGTAAATATTCCTCCAAGTTAAAAGCTATTTTTTATGAGTTCTTTCGTATTCAGCAATAGCCTCATCCATAAAGTCTTTTTCTTCATCAGTAAGATTATCATCATGGCAAGCAATAGGCATAAGATATTCTTTTCCTTCTTCTTCCCATATTTGTTTTTCTCTTTTAGGAAGAGTAGTAACATTATTATCTTTTTGATACTTAGGCATTTCAATTAAATCTTTAGTATAGTTTATAACCTTGTTTTTACCAAATTTATTTAATTTATTATAGTTTTCTAATAATGTTGTTTCTTCTTTAGATAAATTAATAGAATAGATATCTTTTTTTACATTATTATATTCAATAATACCATTGGCTAGTTTATCAGCACTAATATCTAATTCATTACATATTTTTAAGATATTAATAATGTTTGCTTTACCAACGCCACGTTTTAATATTGTATCAAATGTAGAATATGGCATCCCTATTTTTAATGTGAATTCACGTAAACTTTTATATTTTGTCAATATAAGTTCTTTTAATTTATTTTCTATTGTATCCAAATTTTGAACACCTCCTATAAACATATAATAATATATTATTTACGAAATTTCAATAATTTATGTTTGTTTTGTAAAATAAATATATGTTTTTTCGTAAAACAATGTTGACATTTACGAAAATACGTATATAATAAAATTATAGTTTACGAAAAAACGTAAACAAGTTTAGAGAGGAGGTTCTTTATGTATAACAATTTAGAAGCTGAATTAAGAAGAAAAAAGATTTTAAGAAAGGATTTAGCTAAAAATTTGGATTTAACAATTGGGACAATATCTCAAAAGTTAAATGGAAAAGCGCCTATAACTTTAACAGAGGCTTTGGCAATTAAAGATTTTTTAAATGTTGATATCCCTTTAGAAAAACTTTTTGATTTTGAAGAAACAAAAAATGTAGGTTAGGAGGAAAACAATGAATAATTTAATGATTTTTGAAGAAAGACAAGTCTTAGGAAAAGATTTTAAAATTTATGGAACAAAAGAAAATCCATTATTTTTGGCTAAAGATGTAGCTAGTTGGATTGAACATAGTGATAGAACAAAAATGCTTAAAGGAATTGATGAAGAAGAAAAGGTTAAGAACATTGTTCTTACCCTTGGTGGAAATCAAGAAATGTGGTTTTTAACAGAAGATGGACTTTATGAAGTTCTAATGCAAAGTAGAAAGCCAATAGCAAAACAATTCAAGAAAGAAGTTAAGAAAATTCTTAAACAAATAAGAACAACTGGCGGAGCTGTTAAAGATGAAGAAGAATTTATAAAGAATTATTTTCCTTCATTTTCAGAAGAAGTTAAACAAGCTATGGTTCTTGATTTAAAACATCAAAATGAAAAGATACAAAAAGAACTTGAAGAAAAAAATAGATTCTTAAATCAAATATCAGCAAGTTCAAATTCAATTTTAGTTAGAGATGTGGCTCATTTAGCAACTAAGCAGAATATCAAAATTGGTGAAAAAAGACTTTGGAACAAACTTAGGGAGTGGGGACTTATTCAAAAAGGTTCAACTAAACCAATGCAAAGAGCTTTAGAGCAAGGTCTATTTGAAAAATCAGAGTTTGTAATTCAAAGAAGTCATGGAGTAGAAACTAAGTTTACTACAAGAGTTACAGGAAAGGGACAAGTTTATATTATAGAAAGATTATTAAAGGAAAGTGCTTAGACCATATTCCTAAGGTCAAGAAAATGGAAGGAGTGATTTAAATGGATAAAAAAAGAACTGCCCAAGAAAATCAAGAGCAATTCTTAAGAAAATGTAATTCTTGTAATTACACAAACAAAATATCAATACCTAAAGAATTTGAAAAACATCCTAATTATTGTATGAATTGTGGATCAAGGATTACTTATCAAAGAAACCAAGAGAATTAAAGGAAGATTTTTCACCACAATTAGGACAGTATTTTGCACTAAATGGTAATTCGTAAAGATCTCCTTTATCAGAAAACTCACAGTTATCATTTTCGCAAATATTTACTAGATAAGTACCACATTCTTGACAATAAATAGCATCATCAATATGTTCTTCATGTCCACAGTTTGGGCATTTCATAGTATCACCACCCTTCATAATTTATTTCGACTTGGCGGAGCCGATACTTAAATTATAAAGGTTGGAAATATATAGGACAAGTATCAGTAAACAGCGAATCCCTCTGATACTAAGGGAACGAACAAGACAAGCTTTAATCAAAATCCTATTAAAGCTAAGGGTAAATATTTTAAAGGAGGGAAATACAATGGCTATAGAAAAAATTGAGTGGGATCATCCACTTGCAAAAACAGTAATAATAAGAAATCCAGAAAGAAAAGCAGCAGCTTTTATAAATCTTGCAGCTCATGTTGGTTATAAATTAGAAATGAAACCGGAGTTTGCAGAAAAAGTAAATGAGGAGAAGGAAGAATGTTAACTCCAAATGGAAGAATCATCTTGGGAATAATATCAATAGTTACAACTCTATATTTAAGTCTTTACTTTATGATTAGATGTTTAGATGAAAAAGAGCCTAAAAAAAGCTTTAAATATTTAATACTAAGTGCATGTAACATGTTAGCTTTAATATTTGCAACAAATGTAATTTAAGGGGGAATTTAAAATGTATAAAGTAGATTTTATAGACATTGGTAGAAACAAGAATAGTTTCTCAAAAGAAATGAAAGATATGAGTTATGAAAATCTTTATGATGTAGTTAGTCCTTACCTACTTAGTAGTTTTAGTGTTGGATTCAGTTTAAATGTTGAAGAGGGAGTTGGAGTGGTACATGCAGGGTTTCGTACAGTAGGTAGGTTTAAGTTTCATAAGATAGAAGATGGTGAGTATGAATTATAAAAATATAGAATCTTTAAAAGCTAGACATAGCAAAGATGTATTTGAAGACATCTTGCTAGCTTTAGATCAAGATTTAAAATTTAATAAGCTTAGATTTGATAAGCGTATTACAAATGAACAATTTAAAACACTTATTAGCTCAACAGAATGTGTATTTAGGAGGCTATAAAGATGATAAAGCGTAATATAAAAGCCTTAAATAGAATAATAAATCTATTTAAAGGTTCTAAAAAAGCAGAACTTATAGATTGTGATATAGAGCTTTTAAAGGATGTTAAAAGTTGTTTAGAAGAACTATTAAGAGTAAAAGAAGAAAATAAGCTTTTAAAAGAGCAATTGGAATTGTATAAGTGGGAAAATGAAGGGCTAAAACATGCTTATATAGAGAAAATTAGAGGAGAAATAGCTAATGAGTAGTAAAAATAAAGAGCATTTAATTTATGTTGTTTACTATCTTTTAATACTTGGTATAGTAGGTTTACTACTTTACTTAATAAAAATTTAGTTAGGAGCATTATATATGAGAAAAGTTAATACAGGTTGCTTAGGCGTACTAATTGCTTTAATAACATTCTGGGTAGTTATTTGCTATGCAGCTTATAAAGCAGAGTTATGGCTATGGATATGTTAAAAGTAAAGAGAAATTTAAACGTTTTAATAGAGGAAGAAATAAAAAGAGAGTGCATTGGCACCGACCAAAGTAGCCAAAGCACTCATGAAAACATTCAAGAGAATTATAACATATTTTAGGAGGATTCAAAATGAAAATATCAAGACTAAGAGCGGAGAATTTCTTAGGAATAAGAGAAAGAGAGTTAGATTTAAAGAAAATTAACTATGTTAAAGGGCCTAAAGGAAGTGGGAAAACTTCATTAGTAGAAGCTGTGGAGAAAGTTTTTACTAATAAAAATAGAAGAACTGAATTAGTAAGACATGGGGAAACAGAAGCTTGTTTATATGTAAAAACTGATGATGGACTAGAAATAGATAGAAAGATAAGAACTGAAAAATCTGATTACCTTAGAATAAGAAAAAATGAGGTAGCAGCACCAAGTACAGAGAGATTCTTAAGAGGTATGATCCAAGGAGAAATATTTAGACCGCTTGATTGGATTAACTTAAGCGTTAAGGAGCAAACCAAAAGCATACTTGCAATGTTAGAGATAGGTTGGAGTATGGAACAAATAAATGAATGGTTTGGAGAGGTACCATCTGGAGATAACATAAATTACGATATGCATATTCTTCAAATACTTAAAGCTATAGAGAGTAAGTATTTTAAAGAGAGAGAAACAGTAAATAGAGAAATAAGAGAGTTAGAGATTCAAGTTAAAGGAATGATGGACGAGTTACCAGCAGGATATGACGGAGATAAATGGAGGGATAAAAAACTTCAAGAGTACTATTCAAAAGTTACAGAAGCACAGAAAATTAACCATTATATAGAAGAAGCAAAGACACTTAAAGAAAACTTTGAAAGCAAGGTAGCATCTATTAAGGCTCAAGCAGAAGGAGAAAAGTCCAAAGTAAAGCTTAAATATGCTGAACAAAAACAAGATATTAAAGATATCATAGAGCTTTCAAAAGGAAGAATAGAAAAATCAAATGCACTAATAAACAACGCTAATGAGAGAGTTGAATTTGAACTTTCAAAGTTAGACAACGAATTAGAAGCTGAATATCAAGCGTTACTTCAAAAATATACAGAGCTTAAGGATAGAAAAAAGAAGGAGATTCAATTAGAAGTCAATGAAGCAAAGGACATAATTTCTATAAATGAAAGTAAGATATCAGCTAAGGAGCAGGAACTATTAGGCTTAGATGAGTTAATGGATCATGAGTACGCAGCTATAGATGAAAAAGGTGTAAATGCTATCGAGTTAGAAAAGGCTAGATTAGGAAAAGCATCAGAATATTTAGAGAATAATACACCAGTAGATATTGAACCATTACAAGCTAAAGCGGAAGAAGTTGAAAGGATGCAAAGCTTCTTAAGAGAATACGACAAGATGGTTGATATAAGAGATGGATTATTAGAAAGAAAAAGAAAGATAGCAGCTGATTACACAGTAAAGATTGAAAAGGCTAGAACATTACCAACTGAATTACTTAAAACAGCAAGTATGCCAATAGATGGTATAAGCGTAGATGTTAATGGGTTAATCAGAATAAACGGAACTCTTATAGATGGATTATCAGATGGTGAAAAGCTAGAACTATCATTAATAATTGCAAAAGCTCAATGTGGAGAACTTAAGCTTATATGTCTTGATAGATTTGAAAGTTTAAATGAAAAAGAAAGAATAAATCTTATTAATCAAATGGTTAATGATGATTACCAATATATATTAACTTCAACTGAATCTGATGAATTAGAAATAGTTCAATTTGATACAGAAGAAGAAATTAGAAATTACTTTGAAGGAGGAAAAATAAATGAGTAATGAAATAACAAATATATTTACAGGAGAAGTCCAAGGAAAGCAACAAAAAACTACTACAACAGAAATGGTTACAACTAGACAAGCTCAAGAAGTACAAGCAGCAATGGTAATTGCAAAAAGATTTCCTAGAGATGAAATAGATGCTTTCAACAGAATAATTAGAGCGTGCCAAAGAAAAAGTTTAGCAGAGCAGGCTGTTTATGAATACCCAAGAGGTGGAACAAAAGTAAGTGGACCATCTATAAGACTTGCAGAAGCCTTAGCACAAAATTGGGGGAATATAGATTATGGAATTATAGAGTTAGAACAAAAAGATGGAGAAAGCCAAGTTATGGCGTATGCATGGGATTTAGAAACCAATACAAGACAAACTAAAATATTTAGTGTTCCACATGTAAGAAGCACTAGAAATGGAAATAAAAAATTAACTGATCCAAGAGATATATACGAAATGGTTGCTAATCAAGGTGCTAGAAGATTAAGGGCTTGTATTTTAGGAGTTATTCCAGGAGATGTTATAGATGCGGCGGTAGAACAATGTGAATTAACAATGAGATGTAACAATGTAGAACCTTTAATTGATAGAGTTAGAAAAATGCTTAAGGTATTTGAAGAAAAATTTAGTGTTACTAAAGATATGATAGAAAAATATCTAGGATGTAATTCAGAGGCTATAAGTGAAAATGATTTTGTAAAATTAAGAAAAATTTATAGTAGCTTAAAAGATGGAATGTCTAAGAGAGAAGATTGGTTTGAAATAAAACCTACTGAAAAATCAGTATTAGAATTAAATACTAATCCTATATCAAAAGAAGAAATTAAACAAGAAGGTATGTTTATAGGTACACCACTTGAAGAAGCGGAGGAAGAAAACAATGGAGATAAATAAAGATAATTACTTTAGCTTAGAGGCTGACAGAGAGTATTTCTCTGTCTCCCAATTCAAAAGTTTTAAAGAGTGTGAAGCTAAGACAATGGCTAAATTAAATGGAACATGTGTAGATGGAACAAATGATGCATTTACATTAGGCTCTTATGTACACTTATGGTCCGAAGGTGGAAACCTTGGAGATTTTAGGATGCAGCATCCAGAAATGTTTAGGAAGGATGGAGATTTAAAAGCTAATTTTAAAGTAGCTGACAAAATGATAGAAACATTATCTAAAGATCCTTTAATAGAAAAGGTTAGAGAAGGACAAAAAGAAGTTATATTTACTGGTGAACTATACGGAGCCAAGTGGAAAATAATGATTGATATTTATAATCCAAGTAGCAAATATTTTGCTGATTTAAAAACTACAAGAAGTATTCAAATGAAATATTGGAATGAGGAATTAAGAGTAAAACAAAATTTTATAGAGTACTATGATTACCTTTTACAAATGGCAGTATATGCAGAAATAGAAAGACAAAATAGAGGCGGAGAAGATTATCTGCAACCACACATAATAGCTGTTAGTAAAGAAGAGATTCCAGATAAAGCTGTAATTTTAGTAGGAACAGAGTTTATAAAAGATAAATTACTAGAAGTTGAAGCTTTACTACCACATTTTATTAGAGTAAAGAATGGTGAAGAAGTTCCTACAAGATGTGAACATTGTGATTATTGTAGAAGTACAAAGCAAATTTCAAAGATAATTCATTATACAGAGCTATAGGAGTGATCAATTTGAGATTAGAGTTAGATGAGGTTAAAAAGTACGGAAAAGAGCAGAACTTTTATATAGATATAAAAGATACCGAAAAGATAATTTTAACTATAGAGGATTCTGTAACTATACCAATGGATGAAGCTTCTTTTAATGAGCTAAAAGAAAAGATAAATGAAGCTTATGAATTAAGACAGATGTAAGGAGTGTAAGGATTGAAAAACTTAGTAGAAGGTTGGTTAAAACTTTATAGAAGTATTCAGAATCATTGGTTATGGGAAGATAAGCCATTTAGTAGAGGACAAGCCTTTGTAGACCTTCTACTAATGGCAAACCATAAAGACAATAAAATATTATTTAACGGTGAGTTAATAGAGGTGAAAAGAGGCTCAAGAATTACATCATTAAGGCAACTAAGTGAGGCATGGGGATGGAGCACCAAAAAGACCAAAAAGTTTTTAGAACTTCTTGAAAAAGATAACATGATAACTGTAAAAAGTGATAATAAGAAAACACTTGTAACCATTGAAAACTATGGGGTTTATCAAGAAGTAGGAAACACAGAAGAAACACAGGAGAAACACCAAGGAAACAGTGAGGAAACGCAGAGGAAAAACAAAAGAAATTCAAAAGAAATTCAAAAGAAAACAAACAAGAATGATAAAGAAAGATATAAGAATGATAAAGAAAGAAAAGAAGGAGAAGAAGAGGAATCCCCACCAGCCTCTTCTCGATTCTATCCTTCTCCTATTCATAAGTTATTTGCTAGTTATTTATCAGAAGTTTGTTATAAGACATTTTTTGAAAATACAGATATTGAAGAAGAGAATGGAGTTATAAAAATTAAGCCTGAGAATGAACTTTCTAAAGGAGCTATTAAAAAGTATATTGAGGTACTGGAAGTTCAGGTTAAGAAAAAAATAGAGGTGATTTAATTTGAAAAGAAGAGAATTTAGACCAGGATTAAAATATGTATTTACTACTAAGAAATTTAAAAGAGCTGCAAAGAGAGATGGGTTTTATCATGATAGTAAAAGAAGTGGTTGGTTTAAAGATTGTAACGGACTAGAAGTTTATGTTATTGATTCATTTAATGGAGAAGTTAGAGGTTACCCTGCAGAGCCAGATTGGTGCAAGGTGGTTAGATAAGATTAGAGTATTGAATTAAGTGAGGTGTAATAAATGCTCTCTATAGGAGATGAAGTGAAACTTATAGATATTGACTTACGTAAAGAGATTGCTCTTACAGAGCAAATAGGATTTATTGAAAGGATATATAAGGATTTTATAGTTATTAAACTAAAGAACTATAAGACTTGTTTAAATAAAGCAGATTTAATCGAAGGTGTAGGATTTAAGTTACAAGTTATAAAAGATAATAAATCGATTGATGTCGGGAAAGAAGTATTCAAAGATATTAAATTATTAGATAGTCCAAAGGGTAGAGAAGCATATCATAATTTTAGGAAAATGATTATTAAGAGGGTTTAGGTATGAATAAATTTGAACGTGAAAAAGTTTTAGATTTTGCTATGGCAGTAAGTTTTTTGGTAGATAATGTCGAGGAGCTATTAGAAGAGTATGAGTGTAATGAGGAATTGACAGATAAGCAATTAAGTAAAACTAGGAAAAGAATTAGAGTATTAAAAGAGAATGAAAAAGGATTTAAGAAAGTTTTAGGAATTGAGGTAGATTAGTTATGGAGAAAAGTTGTTGTAGTTGTATCAATAAATATCCATCACTTTATTCTAGGTGGTGTACCATTAGGAATATAAAGGTAAAAGAAAATATATGCGAGAAATATGATGATGAGTTAGATCTAAACGATTTGGTAGAAGATATAGGTATATATGAGTGCGAAGGACATATTGAAAAAGAGCATTTAAAACAAGCAATAGATAATTTAATAGATGAATTGCAATTTGCTATAATGCAATATCCAGAACAAAGAGATTATTTAATTAAGAAAACAATAGAGAGTATAGAAAGTGAGTTTAAAGAGGAGAAAAAGAATGAATAAAGTTATTGGAGGATTGGACAAGGCTCCATCCTCTATTAACTAAAAATAGCGTGTGGGAGGTTTTTATGGAGAAAGAGGATAGTTATATTGTCTTAATAGATAAAACGTTCTATGGCGTTTATAAGAAGGATGTAGAGAGGTGTTAGGAATGTATATATTAGTATGTCCCAATTGTAAGAATGCAGATATTGAAGAACTAGATAATACAAATAAAAATATGTTTTGGTGTCATGATTGTGGAGAAGAGTGGAATAAAAATGAACTTGAAATGATAACTTTAGATGAATATCTTAAAATTGATGATGTTGAAAGTGTTGATGATAACATAGAAAATTCTGATATTAGTTTAGATGATATAAATAAGTTAAAAGGAAGATTAGAAACATTTTTTTGTACTCATGAATTTGATGTTTATGTTGGGTGTAACCGAAGTTTTGACAAAAAAGCATGTAAAAAATGTTGGAGAAAAGCATTTGAAAAGTATGAGCTTTTAGTATCAGAAGAGCCAATATATAAATTTTATCGTTGGGGATTGTCTTTTGCTTTTAAGAAGAAGGTGAAGTAATTGGAAGTGTTAGAAGGACAAGTTAGTGTGTTCGATATTATAAAGGAGCCTAAGAAAGTTGCTAGGTTTAGTAAAGAGTTATTTAGAAAGAATGCTCCAGCTAATATAAAAAGAACTTTAGCAACTCATTTAGATATGTTAGATGGAATGGAAGTTAATTTTGATAAAGAAGATGGAGAGATATTTGAATATATAGTAAATGGAGAAGCATATTGTTTATATCCAGTATTTAAGGAGTGGTGTAAGTATGAGTAGAGATATTAAGTTTAGAGTGTATGATAAAAAATTAAAAAGAATGTTAGGTGTTCAAAAACATTCATTTAAGACTAAAAAGTCTATGCCTTATGGGTTTAATATGGAATATGATTTTGGCGGAATAATGCAATATACAGGATTAAAGGACAAGAATGGGAAAAAGGTATATGAAGATGATATTATAAAATATTCTCATAAAGCAGTAGGAACAATATTAAGAAAAGTTAGAATGAAGTATGGAATGTGGGGAATAGAAGGAATAGTTAAAGGAACTCAAATTCCTTTTGCAAATATTCTGGAAAGTGAATATGAAGTTGTAGGGAATATATATGAAAATCCAGAGTTATTAGAAGGTGAAAAATAATGAGATTGAGAAAAGATGATCCTGTTTATTATAAAGCAAAAATAAATAAGTTAATTAGAGAAGCTAAAGAAAATAATTTAGATGTATATGCATTTAGAACATTTTGGGGTGCTGTTCATTTGAATTTTGCTTCAAAAGAAACTGGAGAATCAGCTAGTGTAAAAATAGAAGGTAAGGAGAATTAAGATGTACAAAACTACAGATTTAGATAAAAGAATTTGTGATCTTGAAGAAGGAGCAACTAATACAGAAACTTTAAGAGAGTTTATTAATCATTCTGAAAAAGAATTTGAATTAGAGCGAGTGGATTTAGATTCTATAAGGGATAAAGATTTAGATGATTATATAGATTATTTGGATAACTTATGGTGCAGTTAGGAGGAAAATATGGATAAGACATTATTTAAAAAGACAGAATGGCAACTTTATAATTACTTTGAGAAGGACTTAAAGATTAAAGCTGCTGAAAGCAAAAGAGATTTATTAAAAAAGAATATAGAGGAGCTTGAAAGAAAAATTAAGACAACAGATGTAAGCTTAAGTCCTGATGTTAAGAGTATAGGTTTTAGTGAGAGGGTTCAAACATCTAATGATGGAGTTAGTGCTGCTGAAAAGAATATGATTAATCTAATTGAAAGATTAGAAAGAGAGATAGAGAAAAAAGAAGAGCAGATTGTTGATTTAGAATTATTTATCATGGAAAGTAGAGAGGAGAATAAGATATTAGATGACTATGTGGGATGGCTTGGAGAGAATCATAGGAAATTCTTAGAATATAAATATAAAAATAAACTTAGAAATTGGGAGATAGCAAATAATTTAAATATAAGTGAAGTAACTTGTACTAGAATGAAAAATGATTTAATTAAAGATGTTGCTAGATGGCAAGAAAATTTATTGTTTATTAAAGAAGTTAATTAAATTTTTAAAAGGTTATATGAATTACACAAAGAATTAATTTTTTGAGGTGATTTTATGACAACTGAAATAATAATGAAATTAATTGATTTAGGTCTTAAAAAAGCGGAAAATAATTCAGGAGAACTGAGTATAAAAATTAACAATTTTTATATGGAGTTTTTTGAAAGTGATGGAATGGGTGGCTTTGATAAGTGTAATGAACTAAAAGATGTAATTTGTATTAAAGGAAATGTAAAATTAAGTATATCAAATTCAAAAAATAAAGCAAAATTATTTAGCAGTATTTATATTAATTTTCATAATCAAAATACTAAAAATAAAATAATATTATCTAATAAATTAAGAATAGAATCTATGGATTTAGAAAATTTAGAATATAAATTTGAATCTGGGGATAAAGCATTTATTAGTAACTTAGATGGACTTGAAAAAATAGAGTTAGTTTTAAAAGATGCTTTTAGTGATGAATTAAACCAGTTTTTAATTTATGAAAAAAAATGATATATTTTTGAAATTTATTGATAAGTCACAACTTTTTATATATGAGATAATATGTATGAGGACAGAGTTGATGGTTTATTGTATTTTGTGTATGAGATACACACCTCCTTTTAAAATTCGGATATATAAAGCAAGGCAGAAATGCCTTGCACATGGAAGGTCTCCAGTTGGGTGTGCAAAAGGTGGTTCGAATCCAATGCCTTCCTAAATTTTGTTTATCTCATAAATTCTCAATACCCTTTTATACTATTAAAGGCAGGATTAAGTCCTGTCTTATGGAAAGTTACCCAAGCGGATTAAGGGAATGACGGCGGTCATAACAAACTGAATAGTTTAGCAAGAGTTCGAATCTCTTACTTTCCACAATTAAAAAATAAATACTCTCTGGATTACGGAAAAGAATCTAGTTTCGGCTAGGTTCTTTTTTGTTTATTGACCTCATATATTTGTATTAAAAATGTATGGAGGTAATAATATGAGTAAAAATATAAAAGGAAACGACAAATGTTTTATGTGTAAGCATGAATTAGAGTATGATTATAATTATTATGCAGAAGCAGGAGAAAGATTTGGAGATAAGATAAAACCTAACAGAAATATAAAAGTTGTACTTACAGATGAAAAGCAATGCGAAGTTGAAATACAATGCGATAAGTGTGGTACTATTTGTAAATATAGAAAAGATATTAAATAGAATTTAAAGAGCTCTCATTAAGGGAGTTCTTTATTATTTTATATAGAAATGAGGTGAAATAATGAATATACAAGGAAAGATAAATAAATTAATAAAAGGATTAAATATTTATGGATATATATACTTAGTGAATAGAGAACAATTTGTAAGTAATAAAACAGGTAATGTATGTACTGTATATAAATTGTTTCACTTAATGGATGTTGAAGAGTATAACAAGAAATATCCAAACAATAAAAAAAATCCTGAAAAATATTCAAAAGTAAAAGAAGAGATTCTAAGTAGTTTTAAGCAACAAGATATACTTTTAAAATTAGTTGAGATATATAAAGAAGTAGGTGGAGCAGATGGATAATAAAAAGCTCACACCTAAACAAAAGGCATTTGCGGATTATTATATTGAAACTGGAAATGCTACAGAGGCATATATAAGGGCAGGGTATAATAAGAAAGGTGCTAGAGGAAATGCATCAAGATTGATAGCAAATGATAGCATAAAACGATATATAGAAGAACGCTTAAAAGAAATAGAAGATGAGAGAATAGCAGATGGGAAAGAAGTTCTCCAATACTTAACAAAGGTTATGAGAGGAGAAGAAAAGGACCAATTTGGATTAGATGCATCACTACAAGATAGAACGAAAGCAGCAGAGTTATTAGGTAAAAGATATAGATTGTTTGTTGATAAAGTTGAAAAAGATAGCAATGTAAATGTTAATTCTACAACTAAACTAGATTCTATACTTAACCAGTTAAAGGATGATGACGATGAGTGATGAATATAAGTTATCAGAGAAGTATTTAGCTTTTTTAAAGTACAGAGCACCAGTAGAAGCATTGGAGGGAACAACAGCAGCAGGAAAAACTACAGTAGGAATACTAAAGTTTATGCTAATGGTTGCAGAATCTCCTAAGAAAATGCATGTTATTGCTGCTAAAACAACTGGAGTTGCTGAAAAGAACTTAATACAAAAGGAATATGGGATTACTGATGTATTTGGTGATTTAGTTAAGTATAACGGTAATGGTGATAAAGATAATAAAATACCTCATATAAGATATATAACGCCTAATGGTGAGAAAATAATATACATATTAGGTTATGATAATGTAGATAAGTGGAAGATGGCTTTAGGTTCTCAATTTGGATGTGTACTTATAGATGAGGTTAACACAGCTAGTATTGAGTTTGTTAGAGAGATATGTACTAGAAATGATTATCTTATGATGACACTTAATCCAGATGATCCTAACTTACCTATATATTCAGAATTTATTAACTGTTGTAGACCATTAAAAAAATATAAGAAAGATGTACCAGTAGAAATATTAGGGCAACTCAATTCAGAAGAGAAGCCTAATTGGACCTACTGGTTTTTTACTTTCTATGATAATGCATCTTTAGATGAAGAGGCTATTGAAAAGAAAAAGACGAGTGCTCCTAAAGGAACTAAGCTATATAAGAATAAGATACTAGGGTTAAGAGGAAGAGCAACAGGATTAATATTCTCTAATTTTGAAAGAAAGAATAATGTATTATCTAAAGAACAGGTTATTAAACAAATAAAAGATAAGAAATTAAAGTTTGTTCAATTTACAGCAGGGTTAGATACAGCATATTCTCAAAATAGTCCTGATACCTTTGCATTTACTTTCTTAGGTATTACAGATAAGAAAGAATTAATTGTATTAGATGAAGAGGTATATAACAATAAAGACTTAGAAACTACATTAGCTCCTAGTGATATAGCTCCTAAATATTTTAAGTTCTTAGAAAAGAATAGAAAGGAATGGGGATTTGCTAGAGATGTATTTGTAGATTCAGCAGATCAAGCAACTATAATGGAGCTTAAGAAGTTTAAAAGAACTAATCCATGTATGTATAACTTTATTAACTCTTATAAGAAAGTAACTATACTAGATAGAATACATTTAGCTTTAGGGTGGATTAATACCAATGGCAAAGTATTTTATTATGTTGTAGATACTTGTAAAGAGCATATAAGAGAGTTAGAGTGCTATAGTTGGAAAGAGGATAAGTATGAGCCAGAGGATGCAAATGACCATACAATTAACTCTAGTCAGTATGCATGGATACCTTTTAGAAAATTAATAGGAGATTATAAGGAGGAATAGAAATGGATAGTGATAAAGTTAAGAACTTTATAAGTAATCTTGTAAATGGATTGAAGGTATTTGTAAATACAGTTAAAAAGTTAGTTATGAATATAGTTAATTATCTAAAAGATTATATAAATAAGAAGAATAAAAGAGTACTCTATCTAATTAAGCATTCTAAGAAATATAGAATTAGAAAGAAGAACTTGCACAGGTTAATGAGGTGTTAAAATGGGGTGGTTTAAGAGTATGTTGACTAAAGCAGCAATTAAATATTTAAATGTTCAACCAGCATTAACTAATCCTATTACTATACAAGAAGCTTATACATTTGAAACTAATGTAATTAGAAATAAGCTTTGGTATAGGGGAGAACCATACGAACTGGACCAATTTTTTAAGAATATAAGTAGTGATCCAGTAAATAAAGCTAGGTTTTGGAGTGCTGTACCATCAGAAGACTTAAGTATAAGAAAAATACATAGCGGATTACCTGCAATGATAGCCGATAAGCTAAGTGATATAGTTGTAGCTGACTTAGATAGTATAGAAGTTACTGGAGAGGCTGACAATACATTATGGGAAGAAATAAGAAAAGATAATAAGTTTGATGATATGTTAGGTGATATAATTGCTAATACATTAGTTAGTGGTGACGGAGCTTTTAAACTATCTATAGATACAGAGATAAGCAAATATCCAATAATAGAGTTTTTCGATGGTGATAAGGTTGAATATATAACTCAAAGAGGAAGATTAAAAGAAATAAAGTTCTATACTTTTTATACTAAGAATAATAGACAATATAAATTAAGTGAAACTTATGGAAAAGGATATATTAATTATAATTTATATGATAGCAATGGTAATGAGGTTTCTTTAAATACACTTTATGAAACTAGAGAACTTGCAGATGTAACATATAAAGATGGTTTCATAATGGCAATACCATTAATGTTCTTTAGATCTCCTAAGTTTGAAGGAAGAGGTAAGAGTATATTTGATAATAAATCGGATGCCTTTGATGCATTAGATGAAGTTATAAGTCAATGGATAGATGCTATTCGTGATGGAAGAGTTCAAAAATATATACCAGAGGATTTAGTACCAAAAGATATTAATGGTAACTTAATGAAACCTAATCCATTTGATAATAGATTCTTAAAAGTAGGTTCTAGCCTTGCAGAAGACGCAAAAAATGAGATAGATATGAAACAAGCTAATATAAATTATGAGGCTTATGTTGAGAGTTATTCAAATGCTATTGATATGTGTTTACAAGGAATAATAAGTCCTAGCACATTAGGTATAGACCTTAAGAAAACAGATAATGCAGAAGCTCAAAGGGAGAAAGAAAAGACTACTCTATATACTAGAGGGAAAATGGTTGATATATTAACAGAGGTTATACCAGAGTTAGTTAATATAATCTTAAAGACCAATGATGTATTAAATAAAAAGAATACTGGAGAATATGAAGTAAGTATTGTATTTGGAGAATATGCAAGTCCTAGCTTTGATACAGTAGTAGAAACTGTAGGGAAAGCTAAAACCTATGGAGTAATGTCTATAGAGCAATGTATTGAGGAAATGTATGGAGATACATGGACAGATGAAGAAAAGGAAGAAGAGATAAAAAGAATAAAGGAACAGAATGGCTATCTTGTAGCTGAAGAACCTAAGACAGTAGATGATTCTGATATTTCATATACTGATGATAATGAGGTTGAAACAGATGGACAAGAGGGATAAGGATATACAATTATTAGCTGATATACTTAGAGGAATTACTGAAAATAAAATAAAAGAAAGTGCTAAAAAGGAAAGAGATAAGTCTTATGATATTAGAAATATATTCGAGCAAATGGAGCTTGATTTAATTTCTAGTATGCATAGGGCTTTTTATTTTCACCAAGCCGAGCAGAGTAAAGAAGGATTTCAATGGGAGCAATGGCAAAAAACTAAGCTTAGAGAAATTGAAAAGTATAGAAAGAGAAATAAGAATATAGTTGAGGAATATAACAAGCCTATCCAAGAAGCTATAAACAGAGAGATTCAAGGGGATTTTACTAAAGGTCAAGAAAATACAGAAAAGTTAATAGATGAAGTAAAGATAAAGTTTCCAGAGAATATAAAAGAACTTCAAACAGTTAGAGAGTATATTGCTAAAGAACTAGGGAAAAAGGCTACTCCACAAGTTGAAGAAAACTTCTTTGGTATTAACGAAAAGAAACTTAATGCATTACAAGAGGTTGTTACAAATGATTTAAAAAAGGCTCAAATTTCAGTTTTAAGAAAGATGGATGATGTATATAGACAAACTATATTTAAAACTCATGTATATTTGCAAAGTGGTGCCAAGACAATTAACCAAGCTATAGATATGGCTACTAAGGATTTTCTTGAGAAAGGCATAAATAGTATAACTTATAAAGATGGTAAACAAGTTAATATTGCTAGTTATGCAGAGATGTGTTTAAGAACAGCAAGTCAAAGAGCTACATTTTTAGGTGAAGGAAAGAAAAGAGATGAATATGGAATACATTTAATAGTTGTTACGGCTCATGCTAATACTTGTAAAATGTGTGAACCATGGCAAGGAAAAGTATTGATTGATGATATATTTTCTCATGGTACTAAAGATGATGGAGATTATCCATTATTAAGTGAGGCGGTAGTAAAAGGATTCTTACATCCTAACTGTAGGCATACATTAGCAACTTACTTTCCAGGTATAACTAGAATACCAATTATACCAGATGGTAAAGAAGCTGTTAAACTTTATAAAGAAGAACAGAAACAGAGATATTATGAAAGACAATTAAGAAAGTGGAAGAGGTTAAAAGTGGGTACTTGTGATGAAGAAAGTAAAGAATTAGCTAATAAAAAGGTTAAAGAGTTAGAAAAAGCTTTAAATAATCACTTAGAAAATAACAAGGAACTTAGAAGAAATTACAATAGAGAAAAGGTTAAAGGATAATTACAATATATTTACTAAAAAAGTTTGTTGTTGTAAAATATTGGCGTGAGGTGATTTTATGATAACAAATATTTATTCTAAAAGATTAGAAAAAGTAGATATGACTAACAATATATATGAATATGAATTAATACCCGATAAGCTAAGAATTCAAATTATATTCATAGTTAGAGATGCATTTGGAAACTTGAATTCTGTATGGGAGACTGTAAAAGAACAACTGTGTAGAGAATATGGTTTAGAATGTTTGGTAAATTATTATGTTGAAGATGATCAAAAAGAGTGTGAAGCATTTTTAAAAACTGTAAAGAACGTCAATAATTTTTTAGATATGGTAGAATTAATCTTTGATATTATTCAAAATAAAATGGGGCCAGTAATAAGAAATAATAATTATACTTTAAAAAATAATCCGGATGGATTGAGAATATTACCAGAAGATGCTGTAGTTGAATTGAACCATAGATTTAAAGAAAATAATTTTGGATATGAGTTTATAGAAGGGCGAATTATCAGAATGGATAGAAAATTTACGCATAATGAACTTGTAAGACCAGCATTAAATTTATTATTTGAGGAAGAATTTAAATCAGCAAATGATGAGTTCCTTATAGCTCATACGTATTATAAAGAGGGATGTTCAAAAGAGAACCCGAATGAAGATTTTAAAAATGCAATAATAAATTGTAATAAAGCATTTGAAAGTACTATGAAAATAATATGTGAAAAAAATAAAGAAAGGTTAACTAACTATAACATTAAACATACTGCCAACGATTTAATTAATGATTTAGTTAAAGCAGATATTATTCCCGCTCACTTAAGCCATAGTTTCCATGGAATAAAAAATATTTTAAAAGGTTTAAAAAGTTCATTGGAAAGTGGACTACCTGTAATAAGAAATAAGGTTGGACATGGCAAGGGAACAGAAGAAGAATGGGTTTCAGAAGAATTTGTTACTTATGCAATAAATTTAGCAGCTACCAATATAGTTTTATTAGTTAATATATATAAAAACTTATAAATTAAATAGAAAAGGTCTTAGAAATAAGGCTTTTTTTATTTTGTCCAAAACTTGCTTAAGACTTTAAACTGTGCATGGAATTTAACAGCCGACAGGCTATAAATGGAGGTATTTATGTCTATATCAAATTTTAATTTAAGAAAAAGATTAGGTATGAAATTAGCTCAAAATGATGGAGCAGGTAATGGAGGAGCAGGTTCAGAAATTAATCAAACTGATAATTCAGATGGAGAAGGTGAAGGAACAGAAGAAACTAATCCAAAAGAAGAAAAGACTTTTACTCAAGAAGAAGTAAATAGGATGATTAAGGATAGGGTGGCAAGAGAAAAGAAAGGACAACTATCTAAAGAAGAACTTAAAGCTTATCAAGATTGGAAAGAAAGTCAAAAGACTGAGGCTCAAAAGCAAAGTGAAGCTTTAACTAATGCTGAAAAAGCTAAACAAGATGCAGAAGAGAGAGCTAATACATTAGAGGCAAAAGTAACTTGTTTATCTAAAGGTGTTTTAGCTGATAACGTTGATGATGTTGTTATATTAGCTAAAGCTATGGTAAGTGATGATGTTACTATGGATCAAGCAGTAGATAAAGTTTTAGAAAAATATCCAAGTTTTAAAGGAGTACAGCAACAAGATGAAAATAAAGGCTTTAAAATAGGTGCTGATGGTGGAAAACAAAAAGGAAATGTTGATGATGCATTAGCAAGAGCCTTTGGAAATAAATAATAAAAAGATTAGGAGTGATATAAATGGCAGTATATAGTTATGCTGAACAATTTGAAAGAGAATTACAACAAAAGTATGCTAGAGAATTAACTTCTTATGATTTAGAGCAATCTAATCCACAAGTTAAATTCATTAATGCACAAACTATTAAATTACCTAATATAACAGTAAGTGGATACAAGGATCACAATAGAGGAAATATGGGTTTCAATACAGGAACAATATCTAATGAATGGGAACCAAAAAAATTAGCTCATGACAGAGATATAGAATTTGCTTTAGATCCTATGGATATAGATGAAACTAATTTAACCTTAGAAGTGGCAAATGTTCAAAACGTATTTGAAACAGAACAAGCTATTCCAGAGAGAGATTCTTATAGATACTCTAAGCTTTATGCAGAGGCTAAAACATATAAATCAAATGGAGCTGTTATAGACAATACAACTTTAACTACAGAAAATGTATTAGATTGGTTTGATGAAAAGATGGAGAAAATGGATGATGAGGGAGTACCATCAGAAGGAAGAATCCTTTATGTTACACCAGCAGTCAACAAAATAATTAAGAACGCACAAAATATCCAAAGAAGCTTAGATGTTAATAGCAATAATGGAAAGATAGATAGAAGAATATATTCTTTAGATGATGTTACAATCAAAAAAGTACCATCATCAAGAATGAAAACAAAGTATGATTTCACTAATGGATGTGTTCCGGCAGGTGATGCAAAACAAATCAATATGATACTTATACATCCATCTTGCCAAGTAACTAGAAGTAAATATGCTTATATGAAGTTGTTTACTCCTGGTACTGATTCAAGAACAGCTGATAAATATGTGTATCAGACTAGGGAGTATGGAGATACTTTCTTAATAAAAAATAAAGCATGTGGTATCGCTATTAATGCAGAGGCAGAGGGCTAGAAAGGAGTAATAACATATGAAGGCTATTAAAGAAAATAAAGTTTATACAATAACTGAATCTGAACAGAACTTTTATAAACAACAAGGATATGACATAGTTAATGATGAAGGGGAAGTTATAGAACGTGGAGCAGGGAAATCTATTTCTTATGAGGAATATATAAAGTTAAAAGATGAATTAGATCCATTAAAAGATGAAAACTATACTTTAAAGCAAGAAAATGAGAAATTAAAAGAAGAAAATAAAAAGCTTAAAGCTGAAAATAAAGAGTTAAAGAAGTCTTAGTTAAGGCTTCTTTTTCTTTATAAGGATGTGAGTATATGTCTTATGTAGATATTTCATATTATAAAGATAATTTCAAAGGTGATATCCTTAATGATGATACTTTAGAAAATAGATTAGAAAGAGCATCAGATCAAATTGATAAATTGACATATAACAGAATAATAGGAGTAGAATTTAAAAATTTATCTCCATTTCAACAAGATAAAATTAAAAAAGCAGTTTGTTTACAGGCTGAATTTATAGAGCAATATGGTGAGTTTATTAATATGCCTTTAAGTGGATTTTCAGCTGGTAGTACTTCGGTATCTTTTAATGGAAGTATTGTAAATGGCATAACAACCACACAGGAAGTTATTAATTATATATATCAAACTGGTTTAAATAGTAGGAGGATCTAAACTATGGGAATTAAATTACCATTTCCTAAATGGCTTTTAAAAACACCAGTAGAGGTTTACCATACTTATATGAATGAGGATGGTGAACCAGTAGAAGAGTTAATTTATAAAGGATTAAGTATATATAATGAAAAGGGAAAGAATACCCTCGATGCAGAGCGTAGACTTGTAACTTTAAGTGGTACCGTAACAATTGAAGGTGATATTTATCCTAATAAATTAATTGAAGGATATATAAAGGTTGGAGATGTTAAAAAAGATATTTATAAGTCATCAAGGCCACGTAATCCAGATGGAAGTGTATTTTCTACTGAATTGGAGCTTATCTAATGAAGGCTAAAGTAACAATAAAATTAGATAGAACTAAGATAAACACTTTAATAAATGCTAGAAATAAAGCTTTAGAGGAAACTACAGAGGCCATGTTAAGTGATATTAAGACAAGTGCTGTAGTTCCTAAGGATACTGGAGAACTTGAAAGAAGTGGTTTTGTTGATTTATCTAAGTTAGATGATGGAATAGCATCTATAATTTTTGATACACCATATGCTAGAAGATTATATTGGCATCCAGAATATAATTTTAGACAAGATAAAAATATAAATGCACAAGGTAAATGGATGCAATCTTATATTGATGGAGATAATAAAGAATTTGTAACAGAGACTTATTTTAAATTCTTAAAAATATTTAGCAAAGGATTGATTAAATAATGTTGCTAAGTGAAGTAAGAGAATATTTAAAAACTAAAATAGAATGCCCTCAATGGTATATAGGAAAGATAGATGCAACTAAAGAGCAATGTATAGGTATCTATAGCATAAGAGGACCAAGAAATCATATAGCCTTAGGTGGTTTAGAAAATACAAGCTATTCCACTAAGGCTATTTCTATATTAGTTCATTGGGGAAAGAATGCTAATATAGCAGAACAAAAAGCTCAAGAAGTATTTAATGTTTTATTTGGACAAGATGCTGTTATAGGTGGGAAAAGAGTTATAGATTTTAAAATGATAACTACTGAACCTATAGGAGTTGGAACAGATAAAAATAACATATATGAATATGTAATAGAAGTAAATATAATACATGAAAGGTAGTGAATAAATATGACAGCATTTACAGGAGTTTTTCCAGTATATAATCTTAAATTTAAGATAGGTACAAAAGGAAAGGCAAGTCAATCTCAAGATATGCAACCTATTGCTGATATGGAGAACTTTGGTATCAAAATTGATGGTAAGGTAGAGGATTGGACACCTATGACAACATCAGGATGGGCAAGAAGTTTAATGACAGGAAAGAGTTTCTCTATATCTTTAAAAGGAAAAAGAAATGTTGGTGATCCAGGTAATGATTATGTTGCAGCAACAGCATGGAAAGATGGATTGGATTGTAGTACCAAAGGAGAAATGGAGTTCCCTGATGGTTCAAAAATAACATTTGATTGTGTAATTGATGTTAAAAATATTGGTGGAGATGATAGTACAAAGGTTGCACCATTAGAATTTGAACTTAAAGGTGATGGGAAACCAACATACACACCAGGAGCAGGAGAATAATAGGAGGATATAATAATGGCAAAAGTATATAACATAATGAATAAAATGGTTAATGTAAAACCAACAGTAAAAATAGATGAAGAGCATGAGTATAAAATTAATAATACTAAGAATAATGCTATATATATTCAATCGTTAGCTAGAGGAAATGATAAAAAAGGCGACAAAAATTATGATGAAATGGAGTTTATGAATAAAATAATAAAGGCTTCTCTAGGTCAAGAAGCTTTTGAGTATATAGATAGTAAAGGCGAAGAGTGGAGTATGGCACAATATGAAGCAATACTTAATGTAATAATGGCTGCGGTATCTAATGTTGAACTTGAAGAGATTGAAGAATTAAGCAAGAAAGAGGCTAAGCGATTTCAAGAAAGTGAAAAATAATCAATGGTATGATTTATTTGAAGATTGGGAGCTTATAGAGGCTTCTTTTACAGCTCAATACGGAATAAGGCTTAGGAATGAGCCAGATATGAGTTGGGATGAATTTTGTACTTTGCTTAGTGGAATAATGCCTAAAACTCCATTAGGTCAAATTGTTTCCATAAGAAGTGAAGAAGATGAAAATATGCTTAAGAACTTTTCAGAGGAACAACATAAAATTCGTGATGAATGGAGAAGTAGAGAGGTAGAGCAAATGACAGATGAAGAAAAAGAGGAGCAAATAAAAGAAATACAAGAAATTCTTAAACAGGCGTTTAGTTAAAACTAAATGTCTTTTTTATTTTAAGAAAGGTGGTGAGGTAATGGCAGATGCAGATTCAGTAGGGAAAATTGGTCTTGATTTAGAGATACAAGATGGTGATATAGGAAAACAAATAGAAAAGATGGCTAGTGCTATAGGTAGTCAAATAAGTAAGTCGCTAGAAGGAATAACAGGAAAATTTGATTTTAATTCAATAACAAAAGGAATTTCTGAATCTTTAAATAAAGGAATGAATAATATTGATGAAACTATAAAATCTAGTGTTGAGAAAAGTAAAGCTAATATTCTTAAGACAATAGAAGAAATAAAATCAAAAGCTTTAGATGCTATAAGAAGTATAATAGCTAAATCTAAAGAAATAAAAATTCCTATTCAGTTTTCTCCAGTTAGTAATATTGCAATGCCTAGTAGCAAGGTAGCAACGCAACCAATAAGTAGAAGAGGACCACCAAAAAGTAATGTTGGAGATTTAGAATCTATAAAATCTAAGATTGAAAATCTTTCTAATAGTTTAGAGATAACTAATAGATCAATAGAGCAGCAACAAGAAAAATTATCAGGATTGAAGGCTGCTTATAATTCTACGTTTAATCAAGCTAGAAAAAACAAATTACAGGAGCAAATATTAAAAACAGAAGCTGTTATAAATAAACTTATAGCTAAATCTGATGCAACAGGGTTTAAATTAGCTGATTTAGATAGGCAGTTTGAGAAATTAGGTAATTCAGCTAAGAATTCTACTTTAGGATTAAATGAAGCAAGTAATAGTATGAAGAGGCTTGAAAATACTACAAGTAGAACAAATAGAAATTTAAGAAATGCTAATAACTCTACTAGACGATATAGAGAAAATATGAATGGTGCTAGAAGTGCAACAGGGATGTTTATTGATAGTATGTTTAGGTGGGGAATAGTATTCCCTTTAGTAATGAAGGGGATAAACACTGTTGCTAGTTATATAGGAAGTGCTTTAATGACTAATGCTCAGTTTGCAAACAGTTTAGCACAAATTAGAACTAATCTTATGGTTGCATTTATGCCAATCTATCAAGCAGTTCTACCAGCACTTAATGCTCTTATGAGTGCATTAGCAACAGTAACCGCATATATTGCAGCTTTTATAAGTGCTATATTTGGTAAAACATATCAAGCTAGTTTTGGTGCTGCTAAAAGTATGAATGCTTCTATAGCTTCAATGAAGAATATGGAAAAGCAAGGTAAAAAAACATCTGGAGCAGTAGATAAAATAGGAGATTCGGCAGAAAAGACAAAAAAGAAAATACAAAGGTCCTTAGCTGGATTTGATGAAATAAATAAATTAAGTATTCCAGATGATTCTGATAAAGCTCCAAAGGCTCCAAAAGGAGGAGGCGGTGGTGGAGGAATAGATCCGATACCAATGGTTGCTCCAGATATAGATTTAAGTCCAACAAGTGTAGCAATGCAAAAAATAAATGCTATGGTAGAAAAGCTAAAAGATATTATATCTAAAATATTTCAACCTTTTAAAAATGCATGGGCAAGAGAAGGAGCTGCAACAATTGCAAGTATTAAATATGCATTACATGGAGTTTGGGAGCTTATAAAAGCTATAGGTATTAGTTTTTTAGAAGTATGGACTAATGGAACGGGAGAAAAAATACTTGTAGTTATTCTACAAATTTTACAAAACATATTTAATATAGTTGGAGATATAGCAATTACATTTGCAGATGCTTGGAATGCTGGAGGAATAGGAACAGCTATAGTTCAATCTTTAGCAAATGCTCTTTTAAATGCACTTACATTAATTAAGCATATGGGAGATTCTTTAAGGCAAGTTTGGGGAGAAATTGGTCCTGGATTAGCAACTACATTCATGCAAATATTAAATGCAACATCAGGAGTATTAGAAAATTTAACTCAAAAATTAATTTATGTTTGGGATAATGGAGGTAGTCATTTATTCCAGGGATTTATAAGGCTAGGTGCAAAAATATTTGAATTAGCTGGGTATATTTATACTAATTTTGTTGCTCCTATGGTTAATTGGTTTGTAAACATGATAGCTCCAGTTCTAGCTAAATTAGCAGATATATTAGGAATTGTTTTAGATGCGTTTAGCAACTTAATAAATTGGTTAATGGGTAGTGGAAAGCCAGTATTAGATACAATTATTATTGTTTTAGGAAGTCTTGGTGCTTCTATACTAATAGTTAAAGGAGCATTAACTTTATGGACAATAGCTCAAACAATTTGGACAACTGTAGCAAAAACAAGTACTATAGCAACAACATTACTAGGTGGAGCAATAGCATTTTTAACAAGTCCAATAGGAATTGCAATAGTTGCTATAACAGCAATAATAGCTAGTGGAGTAGCTTTATATAAAAATTGGGACTTTGTAAAAGCTAAAGCTATAGAAATATGGGGAAAAATAAAAGACATATTTAATAGCTTTAAAGAATGGTTAAGGAATGTTTTCCAAACAGATTGGTCAAATTGTTTTGGAGTATTAGGGAATCTATTAAATCTTTTCTTAAAAAATGTAGATAATGTTTTTCAATCTATCAAAAAAATATTTGGTGGAATAATAGACTTTGTAACCGGAGTATTTACTGGAAACTGGAGCAGAGCTTGGCATGGCGTTGTAGATATTTTCAAAGGTATAATGAGTGGATTAGGTTCTGTAATTAAAGCGCCTCTAAACTCCGTTATTGGGCTAATTAATATGGCTATAGATGGTTTAAACAAAATTAGTTTTACTACTCCAGATTGGATTCCTGGTATTGGTGGTAAGCACTTTGGAGTTAACATAGCTAAAATGCCTTATTTGGCTAAAGGCGGTATAGTAGATAAACCAACACAAGCTGTAATAGGAGAGGCTGGAACAGAGGCAGTAGTACCACTAGAAAATAATACTGGTGGATTAAATTTACTTGCTATTAAACTTTCAGAAAGAATTAATAATATGTTATTACTTTCTAATAATTCATTAAAACAACCTGATTTAACAATGTTAGGTCAAAATATTAATAGTAATGAAAAGAAGAGTATTAATGATCCAGAGTTCATAGAAAAAATAAAAGAAGTTATTATAGAGGCTATTTTAGAAGCAATGAAAACTAAAAAATATAATGGTTATAATAATGATTTAAGACCTCAAGAGAGTGGTGACTTAATATTAAGAATAAAAGATACTGATTTAGGTAGAATCGCTATAGAAGCTATAAATAAAGTAAATAGACAAGCAGGAGAACAATTATTAAATCTTTAGGGGGTGGCAACTATAGGAATTAGTATAAATGGAGTAGCAGTTGCTTCTCCAAAAAGTTTTAAAGTTAACATAATGGATTTAGATGGAGAAAATACAGGAAGAAATTTATTAGGTGTAATGCTTAGAGATAGAATAAGAGTTACTAGAAAGCTTGAGTGTGAATGGGGTCCTTTAACATCTAATGAAATTAAAACAATATTACAATCTGTAAGTGGAACAGAATTTTCAGTTACTTATCCGGATCCGCAAGAAGGAGTTACAACTAAAAATTTTTATGTAGGAGATAGAAGTACACCAGTTATTGATTTTAATAAGAATATATGGCAAGGATTGTCTATGAATTTAATAGAAATATAAAAATGAAAGAAGGAATTAAAATGTCAGAAGAAAATGTAAAAGTAACAAGCACAATAATAGAATCTACTAATTTAAATGGAACAGTAGAAATAGAGAAAGATGGAATGAAACAAACAATACTAACAATGAATTGTAGTTTAACTCAAAATACTATTGCTAATATTCAAACATATCCTACTAATATGGATTTATTCTTAGCAAATTCTCAATTAGTTCAAGTTGAGGTTCAAAAATTCAGAGCAAAGGCTACAGAAGTTGGTGAAGGATTAAATTGTTTTGTACTTTAGTTTTTATAAGAGTTTACATTTTGTAGGCTCTTTTTTTATACAAAAATTTAAGAAAGAAGGATATAAGGATGGTTAAATTAACAAATAAAGAAATATTAGAAAAAGTTAATGTATTAGGAGAAATAAGTTCAAGAAAGTTACCAGTTAAAGTTTCTTATGCTATAGGCAAGAATATATCTAAAGTTGAAAGAGAATTAAAACACTATAATAAAGAAAGGCAAAAATTAATAGAAGAATATTGTTTAAAAGAAGATGATGGAACTCTAAAAATAACAGAGGGAAATTATGATATTGATCCAGAAAGATTAGAGTATTTTAATAAAGAAATTAATGAATTACAAGAAATTGAAGTTGAAATGGATATACATAAATTTAATATTGAATTATTAAATGGTTATGAAATGAGTCCAGGAGAGTTAATGTGTATTGACTTTATGATAGAGGAATAATATAAATATTAATCTTTAGGAAAGGGGGTTAGTATTTGTTTAAAGTATCAGAAGCATTTAATAAAGAAATAAATAAGTTACAAGGAAGAAAATTTAATGCTAAGGTTATTATAAGAGATAAAGAATATAGTGGAAATCAAATATATGAAATGAATTTGGAGGAATCAGTTAATCCTAGTGATAGTTTTTCTATAGGATCAATCTGTTCTAACAGTTTTGATATAAAACTAATTAATACAGGAGATATATTTGATAATGCTATTGTAAAACCATATGTAGGATTATATATAGGAGATGATATAGAATATATACCTTTAGGTGTATTTAATGTAATTAAGACTAGTGTAAAAGGAAAATTTATAAACCTTGAGTGTGTAGATAATATGCTAGGCTTAGAAAAAGTATATTTTTCAGATTTATCTTATCCAGCAGATATAAATGATATTGCTAAAGAAATATGCAAAAAAGCAGGTGTTAATTTAGCCAGTAAATTACCTAATTATAGAGTTAATAAAATAGAGGGATATTCATTAAGGGAAGCTATAGGATTTATAGCTTCCCTTTGTGGTTCATTTGCTAGATTTAATAGAATCGGTGACTTAGAAATTAGAGATTATGAGGTAGTAAAGCAGGAAATGACACCTCATAATTTATTTAAATTAGATATTGAAGCTAATGAGTGTATTATAAAAAAAGTAATAGCAAAAAAAGGTGAAGAAGAATTAAGTACTGGTACAGATGATGGAAATAAAATTGTATTCAATAATCCAATAATAACTAAAGAAATTTTAAGTGATATATATACTAAATATAATGGGTTTAAATATATACCATATACAGCTAAGTGGAAAGGTAACCCAGCTATAATGGCTGGAGATATATTAAATTTAACTGATTTAAATGGGAATAAATATAATGCTTTAATAATGGAGCAAAAGTTTACCTATAAGAATGGTATTTCATCAGAAGTAAAGGCTAAAGGAAAAACTAGACAAGATTCTAGCTTTGATAATAAAGGATCAGTTACTCAATCAATGGAGAGATATTCTATTGAACAAGCAAATATAAAAAAGGCTTTAATAGATAAGGCTAGTATAAATGATTTAACAGCTGTTGATGCTAAAATACAGAGGTTATATACAGATGATTTAACAGCGATAAGAGCTGATATAGTTACTTTAAATTCTCAAAAAGCTAATATTGTAGAATTAAACTCGATAAAAGCAGATTTACAACAAGCTATAATTGGTAAAGCTAATATAACAGATTTAAACGCAGCAGTTGGAAAAATAAATGTATTAGAATCTAAAACAGCTAGTATAGAAAATGCACTTAATAAAAATCTTACAGCAGAAAATATAGCGACAGGAGCAATAACAGCTGGTTCGGGAATAATAGCAGAGGGAGCTATAGGAGATGCAGAAATAAGTTCTTTATCTGTAAATAAGTTAAAAGTTGGAGATATAACAACTAGCAAACATAGAATTGTTAGTGCAGATGGAACCATAGAAATTGTAGGAAATCAAATTCTTATTAATAGAAATAATGTTAATAGAGTTATATTAGGAGAGTATAGGAAAACAGATAGTACTACAGATTATGGACTACTTATCAGAGGTAAAGATGGTAAAACCATAATGCTTGATTCAGATGGAGTTCATAATGCAGGGATAACTAATGGAGCTATAGATAATAATAAAGTAGCTGACAACGCTAATATAAGTGGTAATAAGCTAGATATAAATAGTGTTATTAGAGAAGTAAACAATAATGGTACTGAAACTATTAAGGGTACTAAGGTTACTGTAGGTGATAGAACTTTAGATGTAGAATTATCTACACAAAATAATACTATTACAGAGCATAGCAAAGAACTATCTAGTCAAAAAGCTTCCTTAACCGCTTTAGATAATGCATTAAAGTTTAAAGTAGATTCACAAACTTTTACTCAGAGTACAACTACTATAAATAATAATATTAATAGAGCTAAGGAAGAAGCTATAAACTTAGCTAATAATGCTATTAATAACCTTCAAATAAGTTTTAGAAATTTAGCTATAAATTCTAACTTTGATTTTGGTTGGAAAAATTGGGGATTTAACAATCCAAATAATAATGCAACGGTTCAAATTATAAAAGATAGTGTTTTAGGAAATTGTGTTAAAGTAACTACACAAACCCCCGGTCAAGGTGTTTATTCAATCTTAAAAAGAAAACCTAAGACTACATATTCTTGGAGTTTTATGATAAAAAGTGATAAAACTTGCAAAATAACTGTTGCACATGAATATGGAGAAGGAACAAAGGAAATTTCTTTAACAACTGAGTGGACTAAAATTACTGGAACAGGAATTTGGAATGGTAATGGTGGTGCACTATGTTTTTATTCTAATGTAGACAATCCCCAAATAACTTATTACTTAACTAATTTAATTTATGTTGAAGGTGATAAGGTTGGCGATTGGACACCAGCTCCTGAAGATTTAAAAGCTTATTCTGATGATGTAGCAAAAGCTAAAGCAGATCTAGCACAAGCTAATGCGATAGCGAATGCAGATGGAAAAATTACAACTGAGGAGCAAAAGAGAATACAACAAGCACAAGAGAACCTTAATATAGCAATTTCTAAAGCAGATAAGGCAAAACAAGATGCAATATTAGAAGCTAACAGAATAGCAGAGTTAAAGAAACAAGAAGCTATAAACAGTTCTAATTCTCACGCTGATAGTAAAGCTAATGAAGCTCTTAATAATGCTAAAGCTTTTGTTAATTCAGAAATTACTAATGTTAATACTCATTTGAATAAAAATACTAGCGAGATAAATATTTTAAAAGGTCAGATAGAAAGTAAAGTTTCTCAATCAGATATAGATAAATCTATTCAAAATATAAAATTTAATGATGTAAATATGATTTTAAATTCTGGAGAGTTTAAAGACACAGATCATTGGAGCTGTACAAATGGTTCAAATAATTTAACCATAGAAAATAGAATATTAAAATTTAAGTTTACTAATTACGCTTCTTGGGGATGTTATATTTCTAATAATAGTTTGCTTAATAAACCTTTAGACATTTCTAAAAAATATACAGTTGTATGTAAGTTAAAGGCTTCAAAAAATCAAATTTTAACATTTAATATTTGTGATGGTAATAGCTATAATTATGTGTTTGGTAAAGAATTAAGCTTAACTACAGAATGGCAAATATTTAAATTTACATTTAATCCAACTCAAGTAGGAAATGAAAGACAGTTTAGATTTATTACTAGCAACTTAGGATATGACTTTGATTTGTACATTGAATTTGTAAAAATGGTTGAAGGAGCAACTTCTTCAGATAGTTGGAGCATGGCACCAGATTATGTTTTAGATAATATTAAAACAGTAACAGATAAAATAAGTATAGTGGAAAGTAAACTTACACAAGAAAATAATAGTATAAAAGCTAGTGTTCAAGATTTAAATTCTATCACACAAACCATTACTACAAGTGTAAGTAATTTAAATAGAGATTTAACAAGTAAAATAAATTCTAATTTAGATGCATCTAAAAACTTTGCTACAGATATAGCTACTAATAAAGCTAATACAGCTAAACAAGAAGCTATAAGTAGTGCTAATTCTCATGCAGATAGTATTGCAGCTAGTAAAGCCAATGAAGCTCTTAATAATGCTAAGAGCTATACCAATACAGAAATCAATGTTGTTAATACTAAAGTTCATAATGTAGAAAGTAATATTGATATATTAAAAAATAAAATTGCTCTTAAAGTTGAACAATCAGATATAGATAAAACAAAAACAGAATTAATTAATAAGATAAATGTTGTAGATAATTTAGCTAATAACGCTAAAGATTTAGCTAGTGCCATGAGTCTAGGGAAAATGTTATTTAGTGATCCTACATTTAAAAATAGTTCAAATAACATTAATACTTATAATAATAAAGGAAATGGAACTGTAACAACTTCAAGAATTTCTAAAATTAATGGATGTCCAACTGATTCACAATATTGTATAGAAGTAAAAACTGTTGGAAGTGCAAGTCCTAACTATGGAGGCTTTTATTTTGGAAATATGACTAGAGCAAATGCTATATTTGTAACAAAAATTATTGCTAAGATTCCAGTTGGATTAACAATAGGATGGTACTCAAATTCTACTGGGAACAATGGAACTTCAAAATGGTTAACACAAGTAAATGGAACAGGTAAGTGGGAAGAGTATATACATTTATTAAAATGTGGTGATGCAGGAAGTTTTTCTAGTACCAGTTTCTTTGCTTTAGATGGAGTGGAAACCCCAACAACAAGTAATCCAATAATTTGGCATATAGCTTATGCAACTGTTTTTGATATAACTGAAAATGATGAATCAGTTAATATATTAAAAACTGAAATGTCAACAGCTAAGAATAAGGTGGCAACAATAGAAACTAATTTAGATAGTATAACTCAAAGAATAAGTTCTACAGAAAGCAAAACACGTTCTATAGAAACTACATTAGGTGGGAAAGCATCTAAGCAAGAAGTTACAGAAGTTAATAATAGAGTTGCAACTATAAAAGCTAGTTTAGATTCAATAACTCAAAGAGTAAGCTCTACAGAAAGTAAAACACAAACTTTAGAAAGTAACATTAATGGTAAGGCTAGTAAGCAAGAAATAGTAAGTATTAATAATAAAGTAGCAAGTATAGAAACAAGTTTAAGTGGTATAACTAATCGAGTTTCTTCTACTGAAAGTAAGACAAGTTCTTTAGAAGTTAGTATTAACAGTACAAATTCAGAACTTAACATTTTAAAAAATAGTATAAGTACTAAATTAGAAAAAATAGATAGTCATATTAAGTATGGTAGTACAAATTTATTAATTAATACAGAATTCTTAAATAACTTTTACAACTGGAATAAGAATCAATATGTTGGACTTGATAAGTACCAGGAGAAAGATTATGTAGGAGTTATGATTCAAAATAATAGAATTGGTACAGAAGGAACTCTTTGGCAAAGAGCCACATTAAAAACAGAAGTAACATATACATTAAGTTTTGAAGAATATACAGATGATATAAGTCGTTGGTGGGTAGGAATTTACTATAAACTAAATGGAGCAATTAAATATATAACTTTATTTGATTCTTCAGTAAATAAACATAGCTGGCAAAAAAGAGTATTTCAATTTAAACTACCTTCAGGAGCTACAGAAACAGATGTAAGTTTTTATAATTATGGTGGTTCAGTAGGAAGAGTTTGGGTTTGTAATCTACAATTAGAAGAAGGGGAATTTGCAACACCTTATAAATCTAATCCTTTAGATTTTTCTAAATTTAGCTCAGCAATAACTCAAACAGTAGAAGGAATAAATACAGAAGTTTCTAAAAAGGTTAATGGAAGAGATATAATATCAACTATTAATCAAAGTGCCGAATCTGTGAAAATCAATGCTAGTAGAATAAATTTACAAGGTTATGTTACAGTTGGAGATTTAGGAAGTACTAATGTTACTACTATAAATAATGCACACATAACTTCAGGAACAATAGAAGGTAGAACTATGATAGCTCTTAATGGAACTGGTAAGCAAAATGGTGTTCTTACAGTAAACAATGGAGAATCATACTTAGAATATTTTAGGTGTAGAGAAGCATGGATGATGTCGCCATATGCTAATGGGTGGAGAGTTCCTTTAGTACACTCAAAGTATGGTATTAAAGACAATGAATCTTCTTCTGATATGATAGATGAAATTGCATTCTATCGAGGAACTGATGGAAGAAATTATCTACAAATAACAAATACAAAAACAGGTCGTGTAGAGTATATAGAATTGTATCGAAGTGCTTTTGATACAGTAACTATACTTAATAGACTAGATAGAATAGATGCGAAATTAGCAGGGTTATAGAGGACAGAAAGGACAAAAGAATGGAAAATATATTTGATTATTTAAAGATAGGTATTGTAGCAATAGGAACTTTATTTACATGGCTATTAGGAGCATGGGACACCCCTTTAGTTATACTTATAGTCTTAATGGCTTTAGATTATATTACTGGCATTACTAAAGGCTATGTTAATAAAGATTTAAGCAGCAATATAGGACTTAAAGGAATAGCAAGAAAGGGAGTTATTTTCACTATTCTTATAGTAGCTGTAATGTTAGACAGACTTTTAAATACAGGGAATTGGATATTTAGAACTTTGGTATGCTATTTTTACATAGCCAATGAAGGCATAAGCATTATAGAAAATGCAAGTGAATTAGGTGTACCAGTACCAAGTAAATTAAAAAATGCATTAATACAACTTAAAGAAGATAAAGAGGATCATAAGAAATTATGATTCTTTTTTTATAAATAAAATTAAGAAAGAAGGAATTAAAATGTTAAAAACAATTTTAAAATTAGTAATTAAAGTATTAGAAAGTAAATTACAGAAAAGTGGGTTAGAAGAAAAGATAATAAAAAATAAACAGTATATAGATATAGCAAAGCAAGTTTGGAATGTAGTTGAAGAAAACTTCCGTATCACAGAATCAGTAGAAAAGAAATTAAGTTCTAAAGCTTATGAATTTGACAAAATGATGATGGATAAGTTTCCAGAGTTATCACCAACAGATGTAAAAGAATTAAGACAAAGTATTGCTGGAGAAGTTAATAAAGGAAAAGAGGCTGTTTTAGAAAATTCAGAGATATTAAAGAAGTTACAAGAAGAAAACCAAGAGCTTAAGTCTAAGAATATTGATTTAGAAAGTAAACTAGCTGCAATATCAAACTATGTGCCAGTGGAAAACAAATAGTTTATTAAGGTAATAGATAGGACTAGAGATAGTCTTTTTTTATTGGCTTTAATTATAGAAATTTAAAAGAAAGAAGGAATTAATAATGCAAAGTAGAAACAATAATAATTTAAAAGGAATTGATGTATCAAACTGGAAAGGAAATATAAATTTTAAAAGTGTAAAAAATGATGGCGTAGAAGTAGTTTATATTAAAGCTACAGAAGGTAATTACTTTAAGGATAAATATGCTAAACAAAATTATGAGAGAGCGAAAGAGCAAGGATTAAGAGTAGGATTTTATCATTTCTTTAGAGCTAATAAAGGAGCTAAGGATCAAGCTAATTTCTTCATAAATTATTTAAATGAAATAGGAGCAACTAACTATGATTGTAAATTAGCTTTAGATATAGAAACTACTGAAGGAGTAGGAGCAAGAGATTTAACTTCTATGTGTATAGACTTTTTAGAAGAAGTAAAAAGACTTACAGGAAAAGAAGTTGTTGTATATACTTATACAAGCTTTGCAAATAATAATTTAGATAGTAGATTATCAAGTTATCCTGTTTGGATAGCTCATTATGGTGTAAACACTCCAGGAGCTAATAATATATGGAACGAATGGGTTGGATTCCAATATTCAGAGAATGGAAATGTAGCTGGTGTAAGTGGTGGATGTGATATGAATGAGTTTACTAATGGAATATTCATTGATTCAAATAATTTCACTTTAGATAATGCTACTACTAAAAATGTAAGCACTAAATTGAATATAAGAGCTAAAGGAACTACTAATTCTAAAGTAATTGGTTCAATACCAGCAAATGAAACATTTAAAATAAAATGGGTTGATGAAGATTATCTTGGTTGGTATTACGTTGAATATAATGGAATAGTTGGATATGTAAATGCTGATTATGTAGAAAAACTACAAATGGCTACTACTCATAATGTTAGTACATTCTTAAATGTAAGAGAAGAAGGATCATTAAATTCAAGAATAGTAGACAAAATAAATGCAGGTGATATTTTTAGAATTGATTGGGTAGATTCTGATTTCATAGGTTGGTATAGAGTAACAACTAAAAATGGAAAAGTTGGATTTGTTAATGCTGAATTTGTTAAGAAGCTTTAATAAAAATTGAATGTTATTTTTATTTTATGTTAATAAATACAAATTTTATTGATAGAATAAATATAAAGTTTATATAATTAAAGTACATTCTACTTTAATTATTAGGCAATTAAGAAGAGAGATTGGTATGTGTATTTATATACCAATCTCTCTTTTTTTTATTTCAAATAATATTACAAACATCGAAAGTTAAATATTGAAATTATAGGAAAACTTGTTTAATTTTAAATTTTATTATAATATTTAAGTAAAGAAATCGCTTAAATTTTTCAAGGTCAAGCGATTTCAAATTTAAATTAATGTATCAAATTAGAGATTATTATAACATAAAACACTAATTGATACAAATAATCGGAGGTTAATTATGGCATTTGAAAATGGAGATCAAATGAAAGATTATTTAGGAGAGTGTTTAGAAAAGTATAAAAATGATAAGAATATATTCAATAAGGCTTTAGATATGATTAATTTTTATATGAAAAGAATAGATTGGCCTAATTGTATAGAAGACTTAGATCAGAAATCTATTGATGTATTAGGAGTTCCTATTATTGATTTAACTTGGGGAGTAGGAAAATACGTAAATAATCCACATATGAAATGGGATAATATACCTAAAGATTTTAAAGAGGATTATATATTTTTCTATAATTGTGTTGGAGAAGTTTATAATCAGTATTGGCACGGAAGATTTTATCCTAATAGATTAAATAACTTATCATATGTAAAAGGTAGTAATGATATATATTATTTGAGATTTTCTAAGAATAATGATGAAAAAATAGAAGTAGAAATGAGTGTTAATGAAATTAATTATTTAATTGATAATTTAAAAAACATAATGGGGGAATGCAGAAATGAATAATTCTGCTAATAATTTAATAAAGTTTCCTTATGGAAATAATATAGATGAGATAGGAAAAAGTGATACTAAGTTAATATCTTCAAATGATATTTCAGATATTGATTTAACAAACAAAGGGAGTACATTCTGCTATAATAATATTAAAGAGGAGGTGTTTAATATGGATGAAAATAAAATCTTAGAAAAATACCTAGATAAAATAGACAAGGATAGAAGAGAGCAAGAAGAAAGACTATCAAGAAATATTGAATTATCTGAGAAAAGAATTCATGATGAAAGAATAGAGTTAGAGAAAAGAGTAATAGAAGACAGTAAGTCTAGAGAAGAAAGAATGGAAAAAAGATTTATGGAAGTAATGAATTCTTTAGAAAAAATTAATTCGAAAATGGATGAAAAGATAGACAAAATGAGTGAGAAAATAGATAGTACTAACAAATGGATAACAGGGCTTTGTATTAGTACTATTGTAGGAATAGCAGCTATAGTGGTAACTGTTGTAATAGCATTTCTACAAAGATAATAAAATAAAGAGTTAAATAGAGATTAGTCTATTTAACTCTTTTTTAGTTTAAATAAGTATAAAAGCGTAAGTGATTTTAAACACCTTTATCAACGCTTAAGTCATTTAACTATACAACCATTTATTAATATGTGTACTTTTATGAAAAAATACATAGAATTTATTGAAAAATTTCAAAAAAATGTTATAATTGAAAGTATAAAAAATTATCAAACTCCAATAACTATAAAAATAAGGTTGGACTTGCTCCAACCTTATTTATTTTATATTTAGAAATTGTTTAATATATTTATTATGTTATGTAATAGATTAAAGTTCAATACAATTTTGGTATCAGAGAAAAGTTTTACTTGTATTTTTTATTTTGATAATATTGAAAAATAATCTATAAATTATGGATGTTTTAATAAATATATTTTCTTTATTTTATATTAAAGTTAATAAAATGTAAATGAAAATATTTATCATAAAGTACATAAAAGAAGAGAATGCTGTTAGGGATTCAGCATTCTCTTTTGATTTAAACGAGATTGGTGTTGGACAATCACAACTATATTATAATTAAAAGTAATAGATGTGTAAATACCAAAAACTTTATTAATTAACATAAATGTTATATAATGTTAATGAATAATTCAGAAGAGGTGCTTAATATGGGATTTTTCAGTAAGATGGTAGAAAGACAAAAAGAATGTAATAAGAAATTTGCTGAGCATAAAAAAGAGTATCTAAAAGCGAAGGAAGAGATAAATATTATGAAAAAGAAAGATTAA